GGCAACAAAGACTTCTGGAACTGTAGGAAATACTGGCGAATATTCGGCTAAATACTACGCGACTAACGCGAATGTGGGTACTGTAGCTACAAATATTGCAGACATAAACAATTTAGCTTCTGTTTCAACGGAAATAGGTGCATTGGGTACGTCAACTAATATTACGAATATGTCAAACCTAAACGCAACTGGAGTTATTGCAAACATTAATACAACGGCTGGTATTAGTTCGGATATATCAACTGTGGCTGGTATTTCTGGTGGTGTTACAAGCCTTGTTGCATCTCTTGAGAAAACGTATGTAGTTACTGTTGCAAATGTTGGTCAATTTCAAATTGTAACTTATGGAATTGTTAACGCAGCATTAACTTCTCTTACATTTAATAATGCTGGACCTAATTTTATAAAATTAGATGCTGTTACAGGAAGCACAGGTTTTACTGTAGGAAACGGAATAAATATATATTCAGTTAGCAGTGGAAATGGAAAAATTTCAATAACAGGAGCTGAATTATAATGACAAAACCAAGATGGAAATTATTACCTTTAGGTATTGGACAAACAACACAAGTTGTTTTTAGAGAACTTGAAGATGGTACACAAGAAAGCTGTTTAGTTACAGCAGAAGAATATGTTAAATGGTTGGAAGAAGGTAACACTCCTTTACCAGCAGACGACAATGGAGGTGGAGAGTAATGAGTAAATTAGAAGTAGATCAGGTAGATCCACAAAGCGGAACAACGCTAACGTTAGGTACTTCAGGGGATACAATCACTGTACCCTCTGGTGTTACTTTGGATACACGTACATCTTTTTGGCAAGCTGCTCAATCTTCTAATTTTAACGCAGCAGCTTCAAAGGGATATTTTGTAGATACTTCTGGTGGAGCGGTAACTGCTACATTACCTGCATCACCATCTATTGGTGATGAAATACATTTTGTTGATCAAAAATATTCATTTAATTCTAACGCATTGACTGTTGGAAGAAATGGTTCTAATATTGCTAGAGCGTCATCTGATTTAGTAGTAAACACACAAGGCGCAGCTTTTTGTTTAGTCTTCTCTGGAGACGCAACAACTGGTTGGACGTATAAGGATAAATAGAATATGTCAAATTACGAAGCAACAAGATACGATTTTGATGGAGCAAACCTTACAGGTATTCAAGGGGTTAATACAGGTATTATTGTTCCATGGTCATCTGCATCAGTGCCAACAGGCTTTTTAGAATGTAACGGAGCAAATGTTTCAAGATCTACCTATTCAGATTTGTTTGCAGTGGTAGGTACAACTTATGGTTCAGGAGATGGATCTTCAACTTTTGGTTTACCTGATTTACAAGATAACGTAGCAGTTGGAAAGTCAAACAATAAAGCTTTAGCTTCTACTGGCGGAGCTAATACTGTAGCTGCAAGTGGAAACGTTGGTGGTTCTACAGCTAACGCAACTTTATCAGAGTCACAACTTGCTTCACACGATCACCAATTCTATTACGTAAATGCTTTTTTTGGTGGTCAATATGCTCCTGAAAGAGATGGATATCAAAACGTTACTTTTTATAATACTAACAATGCTGGATCAGGTGGGGGACATTCACATAACATGAGTGCAAACTTTACAGGTTCTGCTACTTCGGTTTTACAACCTTATCTTACAACTTTATATATTATTAAAACTTAGGAGAAAAATGGCAACAAACGCAAATTGGACAGTAGTATTTGAAGATCAAATAATAATAAACCAAGGTATGCCCATAAATGAAAACTCAACTACTGCATTAGCATATAAAATAAATGACGATAGTTTTTGGAATGATTCTAAATGGTCAAATATATGGGCTATTCAATACAAGGATGATAATTTAGATTATAATGATACTGTTGAATACAGAGATGACACGCCACACGCGACATGGAATAATGCTAATCTAGGAGATTTTAGAACACAATTTGTTGATAAGTGGGATGCTGTTCATTTAAACAGATTACAATCTGATTGGGATAATAGTAATGGAGATACCTTTGATGATGAAGGTAATTTAACTCATACAGAAACAGAGGAAGAAAAGATTGCTAGATTAGGTCCCAGACCTACTTCATATAGTTCTTACTAGACTTTTCAAATATATAGCATAATAATTACAATTTATGCGACCAATTAAAATAGAAAATTTATTGTCTGAGGATGAATTATTTTTTCTATATGACCATGTCCTTAAATCTAATGGTTGGATAATGTCAGGTAAATCAGAAAATTTAACTAATCAAACAAATAAAAATTTTAGTAATTGCCCACAATTAATAGTAAAATGTAATCAAGGTAATATTTACAATTCTGCTTTATATCTTTATGGCCAATCTTTAATATTTAGATTAAAGAAATTATTAGAAGATAAGAAAATAGGATTGTATCCGAAACTTAATAGAATGTGGTTTAACATAAGTTATAATGGAGCGAATAACCATTGGTTACATAATGATGGTTCTGAAAATTCACAAACTATATTATTGTTTTTAACTCCTGTTTGGAAGACAGGTTGGAGAGGTTCATTTTATGTAGATGGGAAAGAATTTACATTTGAACCAGGAAGTGCAATAGTTTTTGACTCAAAAGAGTTTCATACCGGAGAAGAGCCTATTTCTGCTACATATAATTGGTTGAGATTAACCTGCAATATAGTGATTGATAAACAATGATAGAAAGAAATGTATCTTTAAAAGATTTTATTGGTATCTATGACAATTATGTAAGTAATCAAGATTGTGAACAAGCAATAAA